AGCGTAGGACGGCTGAGTGGCATCTCCAGTTGGCCCCTGATCAATTGGTCCAAGATATTTGTGAATTGCGACGTCTGTCCCCCCAACCACATACATTTCAGACATTTGACGGTCAATCCAGCGGTAATCCGCTGACTTTTTTGGGTTCCACATGCTAATTCTGCTCAAAATAACCTCCAATCGTGTTAGTATTTATCAAATTTTCTTGACATTTTGGTGAAATTCCCGTATAATGAGCGTTATGGAAGTGAAGAATAGCCTGGATTGGGACACTGTAAGATACGAATTAACTAAGGAAATCAACGGTGTTTGCGGTGAAGCGGCTCAATATCGTGATCGCACCCAAGCCAGGACACTGCTATTCAACATTGACAAGAGCGTGAAAATGTTGTCTAATGCTGAGTTAGCATTGCGTAAACGCCCATCTGGCAGTAATGACATTGATGTGGTGAGAGCGCGTGAGAAGGTAAATAAAGAAATTGAAGAGCTGAGTCAATGGCTCTTGATCTTGAGATTGTCACGTTAACTGGAGAAAACTATGGTCACGGTAGCTGGAGTGAATTTGCTTTTCTATCTGCCCACCATTTCTTCATTCGTTCGCTATGGGCTAATTTGAATTCATCAGACTTATAATTTCCCCTACTTCCCGCCCCCATTTTAAACCGAGTTTCCTCGTCGTATATTCCAGTAAGACCTCTTCTCGTCGATTGTTGTACCCCTACCTTTCCTTTATTCCATGGAATATTACCTTTGAGTTTAGCAGATATTTGACGCCGAATATGTTCAGGTGGCCCACCTGCCTTGGCTTTGCGCAACGCCGCCTTATGAGATTCAGATTTAGGGCGACCCTTTAATTTTGCAGAAATATTCCGTTTTTCAGCGTCAGTTCGATGATACCCGCGGGTCCCCTCCCCACCATCTGTCAAATTCAATAATATCCCAGTTTTGATATCTTTTCTGCCATACCACGCAATAAGCCGTCGCTCAATTGCGCATGCTCCAGTTTGTGACAAGTTACTCGCTATTATTTTGAGGTGTTCATTATCAGTTGGGACAGGAATTCTTCTATGTTTCCCCTTGTATCGAGTTCCGTTACCTTTGCCAATGTAGTATGGCGTACCGGCTTTAGCAGTTTTGGAATCTTTATTGCGTAAATACGCATAAACATAATAAATAAATTGGCTGGACATATGACCTCTCATCGGGTTGTCTAGAGTAGTTGGGAATACCACTTCCGCGAACTACACTTTTATTTATCAAAATTTGACTTAAATGCCGAAATATGTTATAATGATGCCATATTATAGAAGGAGTAAGTTATGGCTGTCGTAGTAGGAGTGAAAATTAAATCTAAAGCAAAAGTTGAGAAGCGCGAGCGCCATGCTGCTCATATGCGTGGTGCTCTTGGGGAGCCAGTATGGGACCCAGATCGCGCAGTGTGTTTTCAAGATAATGAATACGACCACTACCTGCGTCGTAGTTTGAATTTTTACAACTACCACTATACGCAGAAGGACCTGAAGAAGTATGTTTCAGCGTGGATGCACGAGCATGGTGGTTGGGGCAAAGAGGAAGTGGCAGCGTATGCTGATACTGAACCTGCGAAGACCTCCATGACACTGTGCGGGGTAGTGAAGGCTACCACCATGGGCATGCCTATCCGTGAAAAGGACAAGGCATACTTGATCTCGGAAATGAACAGCGTTATCGCTCCGATTCTTGAACAGCGCAAGGCCGCGGCTGAAGCAGCCAAGGTTATTGCCAAAGCGAAATCGCATAGCTCAGTGGCAGTTACAGCGCCTACGATTCAAGATCGCCTCGCTGAAAAAACTTCTGAGGTGATTGGTGAGATTGAGGGTCAAGTTGACGCAGTGTTCACTAACCAGGCTGCGGATTTCAAGGTGTACGACTACTTGACAACCAAGGCAGTAGCGCAATCGCAAGTGGGCAAAATTCGCGCAGTGTTTCAGCGTCAAATTGACGAGATCACTGAGGCATTGACTGGCAAGGATGCGCAGTTGAAAGAAGCTTACGCTCACCTGAAGAAGGCTGATGTTAAACGGATTGGCGATTTTTATGTTAAGCTGATGGCTGACTTGGATAGCTACACTGCGGTGAAGAAGGCAGTGAAGAAGGCGCGTGTCAAGAAGGCAGTGCCCGCGGTCAAGCTGGTAAGCAAGGTCAAGTACATGAAGGAAGACAAGTCGCTGAAGCTGGTTTCCATCAACCCTGTTGACATCGTGGGCGCCAAGGAACTGTGGTGCTATGACACCAAGACGCGCAAGCTGATTCAGTATGTCGCTGACGAGTACGCGGTGACACTGAGCGTCAAGGGCACGACAATTTTGGGCTTTGACGCGCACAAGAGTGCTGCCAAGACGCTTCGCAAGCCTGAACTACAGTTGAAGGAACTGATGAAGGCAGGTAAGGTAGCATTGCGTACCTTCTTGAAGGACATCAAGGCGGTGGAAGTTCATCCGTCAGGTCGTATCAACGAGAACCAACTACTGTTGAGAGTAGTATGAACGAGCGAATTATAACCTGCTCGGCGTGCGGCTATCAAATAACAGAAGCGTCACAGGACCAATTTTGGTATTGTGCTAACTATTATGGGTTCACTGGCACCTTTTGCAGCGAGTGTTACAATGCTATTCGCCGTGACGCGTATGGGAATCCAATGAATCCTGAGGCATTAACTGTGTTCACCCTGCGATACCCAGGCACTATTGCTACCTAACTAACCATTTCTCAGCTTTGAAGGCCGCTTGATGCGGCCTTTTTTTGCCAATCTGGCGCAAGTGTGCTCACAAAAGATAAATACTGTATATTTACAGGGTAACACGATATGGCGAGCACGATTGAAGGGCTGACACCAGAAGTCAACAAGAAAACTGACATTATCAACTACATAAAGTTGCGGCTTGGCGATCAGATGATTTCAGTAGAACTGGACAAAGAGCACTATGACATGGCAATAAACCAAGCACTGCTCAGATATCGTAGCCGTACAGAGCACTCTGTTGAAGAGTCATATGCGTTTTTGGATCTACTTGCGGATACACAAGAATACATCCTACCCAAAGAAATCACTGCGGTAAGGCAAATTTTCCGTCGTGGGGTGGGTGGTTTGACAAATTCAACGCAATTTGAACCATTCAGTTCAGGATTTTTGAATACTTACATGCTGGTAGCAGGCAGGGTTGGCGGGTTGACAAACTACGAGTTATTCGTTGACTATCAGAAATTGACAATGACAATGTTTGGTGGCTACATCAATTATACTTTCAATGAGGCTACGAAAAAACTTACAATTCATCGCAAAATGAGTGGAGAAAGTGAAAGTGTACTGTTATGGGTGTACAATTACAAACCAGATCAAGTATTACTGAACGACATCAGAGCATACGCCTGGATACAAGACTACGCATACTCATTAGCAAAACACTCATTGGGTGAAGCAAGAGAAAAATTTGCGACAGTTCCAGGACCTCAAGGTGGCTCTACGTTAAACGGAACTGCGCTCAAAACAGAAGCAAAAGAGGAAATGGCAGCATTGATGGACGATTTGACCAAATATGTTGACGGCTCTACCCCACTGACCTTTGTACTTGGCTAACAACCCCAATTTTGCCAAATACGCGAAAATATAACCGTTCCGCTTGATATTCATTACACAGCAATGCTATAATTACTCGCAATTATAGTGAGTAAGGAGTATTATGCTAATTTCAGTTTCAGGGTTAATTGGTGCCGGTAAAGACACAGTGGGTGATTTTTTGGTTGACAACTATGGCTTTCGCCGTGAGTCATTTGCATCAACACTCAAAGATGCCTGTTCTGCCATTTTTGGTTGGGACCGTGAAATGTTGGAAGGGCGAACCAAAGCCGCCAGAGCAGAGCGTGAAAAGGTTGATGAATGGTGGGCAGAACGACTTGAAATGCCACATCTAACCCCACGCTGGGTATTACAGAATTTTGGCACTGAAGTGTGTCGCAAAGGGTTTCACGATGACATTTGGTTAGCGTCACTTGAAAATAAGTTGCGAAAAACCACGGATGATATCGTTATTACAGACGCTCGTTTCCCCAATGAGTTGAGTATGGTGCAGCGGCTCAATGGGCAGTGTGTTTATGTTGAGCGCGGAGAACATCCAGATTGGTATGATTGGGCATATCGCCATAATCGTACCACTGATGATGAAAAACAAACCACCATGCGGATTATTGCCTCATTGAACGAAAGTACCCCCAACCCTATCAATAGACGCATTCACGCATCAGAATGGTCTTGGATTGGTTATGATTTTGATCACACTATTGATAACAACGGTACACT